CAACATTTCTAGCTTGCCCAGGTTTATTTATGTTTTTTGGTTTGTTTTGTTTTTGTTTAGTTTTGTTTTTTTTGTCGTATCATGTCGTGCGTGGTTTTTGTATGTTTTCACAAGATGGGGGGTTGTAAATGGCGGGTACTAACTACAAAATAATAAGCGATCTTGAGTCTTTGGCCACTCCAGTCCAGCAATTTAGGGCTTTGCCTGGTAATCCTAGACGTGGAGACGTGCAGTCTGTTGTCAAAAGCTATCAAAAGTTTGGGCAACGCAAGCCGATCGTGGCTCGACGTGAGTCTGATGACACTCTAACTGTTATTTCAGGCAACCATCAATTGCTTGCAGCAATGCAGCTTGGTTGGACTCATATTGCAGCTGTTGTTGTTGATGAGGACATGTCTGTATCTGAGGCTTTTGCTTTGGCTGATAATAGAACTGCTGACCTTGGAACGTATGACGATAAGGCTTTAGCAGAAATGATTGAACGTGTTGCTGTTGATGAGTCAATGCTTGAAGCGACTGGTTATGACTTAGCTGACCTTGAAAAATTATTAGGCATTGAGCCTGACTTGCCTACTGAGAACACGATTCCTGAAAAGCCTGCGGATCCAAAAACGCAACCTGGTGATGTTTATCGTTTGGGTGACCATTATGTTATTTGTGGTTCTGCTACTGAAGCATCAAGTTATTATGGTCTAAAAGGTCAGGCCGGTCTTTGTTTGACTGACCCACCTTACAACGTTGATTACAAAGACTCGCAGGGTAGATCGATTGAAAATGACAAAATGCAGGAGGCTAACTTCACGCAGTTTCTATATGATGCTTTGTCTTTAATTCATGCATTTACTGATGGTGCTGTTTACATGTTTTACGCAACTGCTGCAACTCGTTCAGTGTTTGAGGCCTGGTCTAACGCTGGCATGCATTATTCGTCCAACATTATTTGGGTCAAGGATTCTTTTGTATTAGGTCGTTCTGACTATCACTGGAGGTTTGAGCCAATCATGTATGGCTGGCCGGAGGGTAAAGCACATTATTTTATTGGTAAAAGAGATTTATCAAATGTTTGGGATGAGTTTGAGTCAAGTTCTTTGGGTGAGGCCCAGCTTGACTTGTTTGATAATGGTTTTAACTTAACTGTTGAGCTTGATGAGTCAGATGATGCTGATAAATTGTTGCGTAATATTAAAAAAAATTCTAACACCGAGCTTAATTTGGGCCTGTTTGGTCGTTCTAGTGAGGAAATGTACGACGATTCTCGTAATTTTAACGTTAATGAGATGATCTTTGGGCCATCTAACGTCTGGAATGTGCCTAAACCCAGGAACTCAAAGGAACATCCGACCATGAAACCCCTGGACTTGCTTGCTAAAGCTATTGGTTATTCATCTAAGCCTGGTGAGATCGTCCTGGACCCTTTTGCTGGTTCGGGTTCTACCTTGATGGCTGCTCATGCAATGGGTCGAAAGTGTTACACGATTGAACTTGACCCTGCTTATGTGGATGTGATCGTTGAACGTTTCTCTAATGCTTATCCTGATGTTCAAATAAAACACTTACCTGGAGCTGCTGGTGGGTAAACGTGGCCCACTCCCCAAGCCGGCTGATGAAGCTCAAGGTCATAGAACCCGTGAGTTACAAATCATTTCGGGATCAAGTGAACTTAAAAATGAACCACCGAAACCGTTGCGTGGTTGGTTAAAACAAACCAGGGACCGTTGGATAAAGTATTGGGAGTCTGATGTTGCTGCCGTTGCTCAAGAGGTTGATGTGCCTGCTGTTGAGCGATTGTTTGGGATGTACGATCAATATTCCAGGGTTCAAAAAGTTGTAAAAAAGTCACTTGTTGTCCGTGGTTCAACCGGTCAAATAAGGACAAACCCTTTAGCCGAGCATGCTTTAAAACTTGAGACTCAGATTCTAAGGCTCGAGAACGAGTTGGGTCTGACTCCGATGGCACGTCAAAGACTTGGTATTGCTGTTGGTGAGGCTGCAAACTCCCTGGCATCAATAAACGAGTTATTAAATGCAAGCGAGGACCCTGCAAACGATCCAAGGATTTTAGAACTCTTGGAGGAAGAGTGAGCGGTCCTGACATGAGTTATGAACTTGATGATTTAGATGATGAGCTTTGTCTTTGTGAGGTTTGTGGAAGGTATGTTCAAATGTGGGACCGGGATCGAACTTGTTACGATTGCAATCGTGGAGACATATGAAGCAGCTAGATAAAAAATTAGCGGCATCGAACGGTGGCCGTGTAGTCAAGTTTATAGAGAACTTCTGCGTTCATGGTGAGGGTGACTTTTATGGAGCACCTTTTAAATTAGATTTATGGCAGAAACAATTAATTTATAACTTGTATGAACTAAACGAGGACCGATCTCGTAAGTATCGAGAGGCCTTGGTTGGAGTACCAAAAGGAAACGGAAAGAGTCAGCTTGCTGCTGCAATCGGTTTATATGAACTTCTTGGTGCCGGGACTGTATCCCCACTTGTCACTGTTGCTGCTGCTAGCTTTGAACAGGCTGACCTTGTCTTTGGAACTATGAGGACAATGTGCGAGCAAAGTCCTTATTTAAAAAACGTTACTGAGGTTTTTAATAATTCAATCGGTGTTAAAAAAGGACCCGGTCGGGTTTTTCGTGTTGCTGCTAAAGCTGGGACAGCGGACGGTGGCAGAAACTCAGCTTTTATTGCTGATGAGATTCACGAATGGTCCACTCCAAACTTGCAGCGTGTCCATTATGTTTTGTCTAACAACACGGCTAAAAGAAAGGACAGCCTTATTCTTAATATCACAACTGCTGGTTATGACCTGGACACTTTGGCTGGTCGTCTTTATCTGCGTGGTAAAAGAAAACTTAGCGGTGAGGTTGCGGATCCGGACTTTTATTTTCATTGGTTGGAGCCTGATGAGAATGCAGACTTTGAAAATCCCGCAGTTTGGGAAGCTGTAAACCCAGCGATTGATGGCGGTTGGTGGCCCCTGGACAACTTAAAAAGACGCAGAGCTGCGTTGCCACTCCCCGAGTTTCAAAGGTATCACCTTAACATGTGGACAAGAACCCAGGAGGAGTCCTGGTTGCCTGAGGGTCTTTGGTCTGAGTTGGCTGATTCTTTTGAGTTGATTCCTGATCGTCCAACTTATGTTGGTATTGACATGGCTTTAAAACATGACAGTGTTGCTGTTGTTTGGGGTCAGCAAGACCCGGAGTCAAGTTTGATTTATTTGGATTCTAAAATTTGGCGAAACGAGGGAGTCATGTTTGATTATGCGGAGGTCGAGACTTTTATTGATAAATTAAACCGTGAGTTTAATGTTATTGAATGTGCGTATGACCCTGCGTTCTTTGAGCGATCTGCTCAGGCTTTGTACGACCAAAACGTACCAATGGTTGAATTCCCACAAACTCATGGCAGGATGGTACCTGCCTGCGGTCAAAGCTACGAGTTAATAACTTCCAAAAAGGTCAGGCATAAAAATCAGGCAACGTTTAACGATCAAGTTTTATCTGCGGTCAATCGTCCAACTGACAGGGGTTTTCGTTTATCTAAAGGTAAAAGTAAAAGAAAGATTGACGGTGCTATTGCTATGGTAATGTGCTTAGACAGATTGACGTTTCCAACTAGGCCACCTGAAGAGTCAAACATTGGTATTGTAGAATGGTAAGAGCATTGTTTATTGCACTTGAAGTTGCTGGTTTGTTATTTATTACGGCTGGTGTGAACATGTACAGTACGGCAATGGCTTATATTGTATTAGGAGCTGGCATTTTGGCAGGAAGTTATTTTTATAACAGATGAGTATTTTTTCGAGAAACAAAGAACAACGAGATGCAGCCCTTGGTAACTTAGAGGACTTAATTGCTCAACGAGCAGGGATCCCTGGATATTCAGGAGAGTCCGTTAATGAAGTTACTGCGTTGGGTGTATCTACTGTTTTGTCTTGCGTTTCTATCTTGTCTGATTCAATCGCTGCACTTCCAATAAAAGTTTATCGTGAGCTTGATGATAGAAATATCACAATGGCCACTCCAAGGTTTTTAAAAACTCCAAACTTGAACCAATCAAGGTTTGACTTTATACATCAACTAGTCACTTCTTTAGCTTTGCACGGGAATGCATACGTTCTAGTTGATCGAGACACGGCAGAGCGTCCAATCGCTTTAGCTATCATCCACCCCGACAAGGTAAAAGTTGAGATTGAAAATGGACAGAAGATGTTTGCTTTTAATGATCGAATGTATACAAAAAATAACGTTTTGCATTTTACTTGGTTTACTTATCCAGGCTCTTATAAAGGAGTCAGTCCACTGAAAACACAGAAAAACACGATTGGAGTTGCTTTAGCTATGGAGAGGCACATCGGTCAGTTTTATGGTCAGGGTGCAACTCCATCATCCATCTTGGAGACTGATCAAGCCATGACAAAAGAACAGGCTGAGGTTTTGCAGGCAACCTGGACTGGTTCTCATAATAAAAACAGAAAGCCTGCGGTTCTCACTGGCGGTCTTAAATGGAAAGCCATAAGTGATGCGGCTGGTGATGAACTTGTAAAAGCCAGGGATCAAATTGTAAAAGAGATTGCTCGTGTTTATAGGATTCCAAGTTTTCTAATTCACTCAGATGGTTCAAGTGGTTTGTATTCAAACGTTGAGAGTTCAGGTATACAATTTGTAAGGCATACGCTACTTCCCTGGTTGTCCAGGATCGAAGAGGGTTTTTCAAGTTTGTTACCTGGTGCATCGTATGCAAGGTTTGACGTTTCAGAGTATCAAAGAGGCGACCGAGCTAATACGATCCGTGCTGCACAAACTGCAATAAGTTCAGGCATCTTTACTCCAAATGAAATAAGGCAACAGCTTGACTATGAGCCTTACGAAGGAGGCGACAACTTTTATATTGGACTTCAAGGAGCACCAATCGGTCCTGATATTCCACCTGTTGGAACTGATGCAGTCACACCCAGCATTCAGGACGAGGACCAACAGGAGGGTTAGTGCCTTATTCAATAGTTCGTGACCATAAGGATTGCGACGGTTTTGGCGTTGTCAAAGATTCGGATAATAAATTGATGGGTTGTCATGAAACAAAAGCCCAGGCAGAAAAACAAATAACTGCACTTAATATTGCTGAGTCTGAGAGTTATCGTCAGGCTGACCCGGACCAAGACATTTATGAAACTCAAGAAGAAGCTGAAAAAAAAGCAGAAGAGATTGGCTGCGTTGGTTCTCATACTCATGAGATCGATGGTGTTACTTATTTCATGCCTTGTGAGAAAATGTCGGACTATGAAGCAATCACTGGAATGGCCCACAAAGGTGAGGATGATTATAATTTAATTCCTGTTGAAGATAAGGACATGAGGCAAGAGGAGAGTGATCCGTCAACGCCTGCACCAAAAAAAGACCAAATTAAAGGGTCTAAAAAAAATAAACCTGGCAGTGCATCGGGTAAGTCAGGCAGCATAAAGTTTTCTGAGCAAACCGAAAAATCAATAGCGACAATTGTTGAAAACCATAACGAGGAAATAAATTCAAAAGGAATGGCGACCTGGCGACGTCTAAGAACTAACACGGCCAAGGCTGTTGTTAGACGTGGTTTTGGTGCATATTCTGTTTCTCATCGTCCTGGTGTAAGTCGTAATGCTTGGGGTCTTGCAAGATTGAAAGCGTTTGCTTATTTATTAAAAAATGATCGGCCTAAAAATCCAAAGTATGTTGGTGACAACGATTTACTTCCTGAGGCTCATCCAAAGCACAGCAAACAAAAAAAGAAAGAAAAAAATAGTTTCAGGCATGATATAAATGTACCAGCTTTTATCAGGGATAATGCGACTCGTGGTTTAGAAAATTTACAGTTTGCCGGTCAAGGTTTAACTGAAAAAACAAAAAGAGAAGCACGCTTGATGCGTGATGGTGATATTTCACATGATAAAGCTATGCGTATGGCTGCTTGGTTTGCACGTCATGTCACTGACCTAGAGGGTGAGGTTGCTAAAGCATTTTTAGATGGTGAGTCTAATCGAATGAGCCCGGGCCAGGTTGCGTGGCTTTTGTGGGGAGGCTCGTTGCCTGAAAGCACCAGGATGGATGCAATGCGTTGGGCCGAGCGTCAAGTTGCCCGTCATGAGAATGATCGAGGCACTAGGCCACAACCTGTAATTCAGTCAGCAGGTATTATTAAAGCCATGAGTGAAAATAAAGAAACCCGTTATTTCGAACTTCGGGCCGAGGCATCTATTGAGACTGATGATCTTATTTTCACTGGTTACGCATCTGTTTTCAATACCCCTTATTCTGTAGCAGACTCTCGTGGTGTTTACAATGAAATCGTAAACCCAGGAGCGTTTACTAAAACTTTAAATGAACAAGATGACGTTAAATTTTTAATTAATCACGATGGTATCCCGCTTGCCAGGACTAAGTCCGGAACCTTAGAACTTCGAGAGGATGAGCATGGTTTGTTTGTCAAGGCTGCACTTGATGAGGCCAATCCTAAGGTTGCTGAGATATCATCTGCTTTAAAAAGAGGAGACCTATCTGAGATGAGTTTTGGTTTCCACGCAATCAAGGACGAGTTTAACGACTCGGGCGAAACTAGAACGCTCAAAGAGTTGCGTCTGCTTGATGTTTCAGTTGTCACATGGCCAGCCAACCCAGCGACTATCGGTAAAATTCGAGGAGTCGATTTGGGCGAGTTGCAGTCAACTCTTGCTGAGGTAAGAAATGACGAGCCAACATCTGACCAGGCGGACAAAATAAAAGAAGTAATAAATCAACTTAATGATTTGTTACCTGATCCTGAAAGTTCAAGGTCAAAAGTACGGGCTGCGGTTCGAGACATTGAAATTTGGGATATGCAGAGCCGTTCTTAAAAGCCGTTCATTCACTTTTGCGAACACTCACACTTGTAAAAAATATAATTTCAATAGGAGTAAAAATTGAAAATTAAAGAAATGTTAGAGAAAAGAGAAGGACTTATTTCTAATGTGAAAGAAATGACTGAACTCGCTGAAAAAGAGGACAGAGACTTCACTGAGGAAGAGACCAAATCTTACGATAACCTTAAGAGCGAAATCAACGACTTAGGCGAAAGAATAAAAGAAGCTGAGGAATTGAGAAAAGCTGAGGATGAAATAAAAGAAAGCAGAGCCAAGCTCGACGTGACTGAGGAAGTCCTGGAGCCATCTGTTGAGTCAATCGAAGAGCCAGGTGTTTATCATCGTGGCGGCGAGCACTCATTTTTATCTGATGCTTTTAACGCTAGAAATGGTGACTATTTAGCTCAAGAAAGAATAAACAGACACCAACAAGGAAACGGCGAAAAGAGAGACATTGGAACAGGAGCCTTTGAGGGTCTTGTTGTACCTCAATACTTGACCGACCTTGTTGCTATCAATGCTAGAGCTGGATCCCCGTTCTATAATGCTTTACCTAAGGCACCTTTACCAGATAAAGGTATGAAGGTTGAGCTCTCAAGGATTACAACAGGTTCAACAAACGCATTTCAAGCAACTCAAAACGCTGCACTCGATGAGACCAACATGGATGACACTTTGTATTCTGTACATGTCAATACCATCGGTGGTCAGCAGGACATTTCTCGTCAAGCAATTGAGAGAGGAACTGACCTTGAGGCAATCGTTTTTAGTGACTTAATTTCTGCGTACTATACAGAACTTGATAAACAACTTATTAATGGAGACGGTACAAATAATTTACCTGTTGGCATCAGAAACGTTACAGGAATAAACACCGTAACGTATACCGATGCATCGCCAACTGTTGGAGAGCTTTATCCAAAAATTATTGATGCTATCCAAAAAATTAATAGCAACAGATTCGCTGCTGCTAGTGCTATCATCATGCATCCACGTAGATGGGGTTTCCTTACTGCTGGTGTTGATGGTAACTCAAGACCATTAGTGTTGCCTGTAGCAAATGAGCCAAGCAATGCATTGGGCCTTGGAGACGCCGCTGAGTACGGCCAAGTCGTTGGACAACTTGCAGGTTTACCTGTTATTTCCGACGCTAATATTCCAACTGATGATGGTGGTGGTAACAACCAAGACCAGATTTATGTTGTGAAAGCTGACGACCATATTCTCTTTGAAGAGACTGGAAGTCCATTCAGACTAAGATTCGACGATGTTGGGTCCGGGTCACTCACAGTTAAACTAGTATGTTATGGCTATGTTGCTTATGCATCAGGTCGTTATCCTGCTGGTATAACAAAAATCCAAGGAACTGGATTAGTTACACCTAGTTTCTAGGTTGAGTTTTTTTAGCCGGGTCTAAGCGATCCGGCTAAAAACAAATAAAGGAGTTTTTAAAAATGGCTAAATTAAAGCTATCAAAAGATGAAATTGCTGCATTGCAGGAAGAGCTTAAGGGTTACAAAATTTACAAAAAGACCAAGCGAGCAGCTGCTGTTAAAAAAATATTAGCAGACGCTGGTGTTCCTGAAACTGCATCTGCAAAGCCTAAGGCTGAAACAGCTGCAAAGAAAAAGCCAGCAGCTAAATCAAAACCAAAAAAATAACACATGGCTATTGTTAATGGTTACACGACTTTGTCGGAGTTAAAATCTTTTGTTAATATTTCTGATTCAAATGACGACAGTGAACTTGAGGATGCGATAAATTCTGCAAGTCGTCAGATCGATGCCTATTGTGGCCGTCAGTTTTATGCTGATGGTGCAACAAGTGCAAAGGTTTATAGAACTTCAAACCGTTACCGTGTTGTTGTCGATGACATTTCTACTGCAACTGGTTTGGTTGTAAAATACGACGATGATGAGGATGGTGTTTATGAGACAACCGTTCCGTCTACTGATTTTCTTTTATTGCCTTTAAATGGCGAGAGCTTTGGGATCGAAGGCCTGGGCTTTACTTCTATCGAGCTTTTTACTGATGGTTCGTTTCAATTTCCAACAACTAGAACCAACAACAGAGCAGGTATTGAAATTACTGCAAACTGGGGATTTGCTGCTGTTCCGGAACCGATCCGTCAAGCTACAAATCTTTTAAGCAGCGAGAACTTTGCAATGCGTAACACTCCCCTTGGCATTGCTGGTGTTGGTGAGTTTGGTGTTTTGGCTGTTCGTCAAAATAGACAAATAACTAGGATGATTGACCCTTATCGACGTGGTGAGTTAGTTCACGGCATTGCGTAATGGCTACGTTTAGTTCAATCCGTACGGCCATAAAAACTACCCTGGGTTCCATATCTAATTTAAGAGTTTTCGACACGGTTGATGACATGATAAATGTTCCGGCTGCTGTTTTGATTCCAAGTTCTATAAATTTCACAGAGGCAATGGCACGAGGAACAGACCGGTACGAGTTTGATTTAATTGTTGTTGTTTCCAGGGCCGATGCTAGATCCGGTCAAAATCAATTGGATGGTTTTATAAATGGTTCCGGGAGCAGTTCTATCCGTCAGGCCATATTTCAAAACTCAACCCTAGGCCAATCCGACACGTCTGCTGTTGTCACTACAATGAGTGATTATGGAGCAACCTATGCAGTTAACGGTGTTGAATGTATCGGAGCTAGGTTGGGCATAACTGTTTACACCAAGGGGTCAGCATGAAGTTTAAAATAATTGGAAATAAAAAAATCAACGGCAAGGAGCCTGGCGAAGTCATCGAAATAAAAGACGATCTTTTGGCTGAGAGTTTGGTTTCCGGTGGTCACATCGAAAAAGTAAGCAGTGGTAAAAAGAAAGGCACAAAATAATGCCCAAGCATTATAAAAAGAAAAAAAGCGGCGGCGGCAGAAAAGGCGGGGGCCGTAGGTACTAATGGCGACTTTTGTTTTAACTGACGGACGTTTATTTCTTGGTAGTCATGATTTATCATCTCATACTCAATCCGTAACACTTGATTTATCTGCTGATGATGTCGATGTCACTGCAATAAATTCTGGTGGTTTTCGTTCCAGGATTGCGGGACTCCAAGATGCCACGTTAAGTGCAAGTGGATTTTTTGAGGCTGGTGTTGGTAAACCTGACGAACTTTTGGGTGTATCCCCTGGTGCTGAACTGATCGGCACAGTTTCTGCCACTTCATCTGCTGGTGACGTTGCTTATTTTCTTAAGTCCAGGCAGTTTAGTTATAGTATTGGCGGTTCTGTTGGCGATGCCATGCCATTTTCTATCTCTAATTCTAATAGTTCTGATCGTGCGGTTAAAG